GATTTAACACCGCCGCCTACACCTACTGGTTTTACTGCTACCGCTGCGATTTCAAACATCATCATTGAGTGCGATGACCCAGTCTACTCACAAGGCCACGGTCACAGGCTTTCTCGCATTTACGGCGCTACTCGTGCAGGCACTGCGCCTCAGCCCGTATTTGCAGATGCTGTTGAGATTACCCAGTTTTCTGGCGCGGTTACGTCTTACTCTACAAACCCAGCCACCGAGTGGCACTTGTGGATTAAGTGGGAGTCTATTGATGGCGTTTTGAGCGCATCTCCCGCTGGCGGAACCAACGGTCTTGTAGTCACGACCGGCCAAGATGTGGCAAAGCTTCTCGAAGCCCTGACTGGGGAACTTACAGCCGCACAGCTTTACACCGATCTAGGCGCTCGCATTGATTTAATTGATGCTGCAGCCAGTGTTCCCGGGTCAGTCAATGCTCGCGTTGGCGCGGTGCAAGCTCAGGTCAACGACATTCAGAATACGCCTGCGTATTCAAACACAACGACCTATGCGGCAAACGATCTAGTCACATACAACGGCGCTATTTATCAAGCCACCCAGACGACAACTGGCAACCTGCCAACCAACACAACTTACTGGACAAAGGTCGGTGACTACACATCACTGGGTCAGGTTGTTGCTGCACACACGACTCAGATTGCAACAGTTGTTAGCGATTTAAGCGCTGAGTCGACTCTTCGCCAAACACTAAGCGCCCAAGTCAATGACGCTACAACTGGCCTGCCCGCGACTCGCTCGACTTTGCTGACGAACTACTACACTAAAGCTGCAACTGATTCAGCCATTAGCTCTGCAACGAGCACGCTGGTTTCCACCACTGCGCTAAACACCGCTCTGGGCAACTACACTACTACCGCAGGTTTGGTGGCGGACTACTATACAAAGACAGCAACAGATTCTGCGATCAGCTCGGCTACGCAGTTCTTAGTTTCTACGACTGCGCTAAACACGGCTCTAACTGCATACACCAACACAGCGACACTGACCGCCAACTACTACACCAAGACAGCCGCAGACTCGGCCATTAGCCAAGCGACTCAGAACTTGGTTTCCACGACTGCATTAAATACTGCGCTCAGTGCATATACCAACACGGCTACCCTTAACTCGTTGTACTACACCAAGACAGGTGCGGATTCTGCAATTAGTGCGGCTACGTCTAACTTGGTTTCTACAACAGCATTGAACACAGCTCTTGGTAGTTATACAACCACTGCGGCGCTGACAACCAACTACTACACCAAGACTCAGGCTGACAGTGCGATTAGTTCTGCGACGACCAATCTTGTGTCTACTAGTGGCTTAGCTACAACACTAGGTAATTACCCTACTAACGCCACGCTGACAACAAACTACTACACCAAGACGGCCACGGACTCGGCAATCAGTTCTGCTACGTCTACACTTGTCTCAACCAGTACGCTGAACAACTACACAACGACTGCGGCGTTGCAGGCTAACTACTTTACCAAGGCTAGCGGTACTGCGCTTGAAGGCAAGTACACAGTCAAGGTTGACCTAAACGGTTATGTCTCTGGCTTTGGTCTAGCTTCTACTGCCAACGACGCTACGGCTACCAGTACCTTTGCTGTTCGTTCTGACTCGTTCTACATTGCAAGCCCTAGCGGCCCGGGCATTACACCCACGATGCCGTTTATCGTCCGCACTACAGCCACCACAATCAATGGCGTAGAAGTCCCTGTTGGTGTCTACATGACGGATGGCTACATCCAGAACGGCACGATCACTAACGCTAAGATCGCCAACCTCGCGGTGGACAACGCCAAGATTGCTAATCTGTCTGCTGACAAAATTAGAGCTGGTTCCATCAGCGTTGGGCAGTACATCCAGTCTTCAAATTACGTCTCCGGCTCCGCTGGCTGGAAGATCGATGGTAGTGGCTCTGCTGAGTTTGGTGCTGCCTCCATTCGTGGCCAGTTGGTTGCGTCTCAGATTAACTCTGCGGGCTTGTCCATCTACGCGGCTGACGGTTCTGTTCTTTTGTCCGCAGGTTCCTCTGTCGGCGCTAGCTCTTTCTCAGGCAACGTCACTGGGTCTGTGGCTGGTACTGCCGCTTCGACAGTTGTCAATACGGCCAACACTGCCGCATCTACGGCAAACACGGCTAACTCTACGGCAAATTCTGCCGCCTCTGCGGCTTCTACAGCTCAAGGCACGGCAAACACCGCCGTTTCTGCAGCCTCTACTGCACAGAACACAGCGAACAACGCTGCCTCCGCAGCTTCAACTGCTCAGTCTACTGCTAACTCTGCTGCCTCTGCTGCTGCCACGGCTCAATCTACCGCTGATGCCAAACTTGCAAGGTCGGGTGCTCAGATTCTGACTGGCCCTGTGACGCTAAACGCAGCATCTGCAATTACTGTGGGCAACCCTGCGCTAAACGGCCAACCCGGCTTTAATGGTTTCTACATCGGTAGCACGGGTATTGTTGGTACTCAAAACGGCCTAACAACTTTTGCTCTGGACAATGCAGGTAACGCCACGTTCAAGGGTAATCTGACTGGTGCGTCCGGTACGTTTGGTGGCTCTTTGGCAGTAGGTAGTAACCCTGCGGTGTCTGGCGTGTCAATGACTGGAACAGGCGCAATCATTAATACCGGCGGCACGTTCGCTTTGGGTAACGCTACGAATAACATTTCGTTTAACGGCTCAAACATAACGCTGAACGGGGACGTTGTTGCTACCGGTAACCTAAAGACAAATTCTGTGACTGTTACATCAAGTGCTTTTACAAGCGCAGATTATCGAAATTCAACAACTAGTACTTGGCAAGATGCACAGACGATTGTTATTACAACAAACGGATCGCCAGTTTATATTGCTTCAGCAGCTAGCATCCTTTCCGGTATTTATAATGCTGGCGAAAACGGATACGGCCCTGTTACCCCGTACTTCAGACTTGTTAGGGATACAACAGTTCTAATGTATGGCGGTTCAAATCCGGCAATGGGATTTAGCGAACAACCTGCAGCGGGAACCTATACATACAGACTGCAAGTTCAAAGTGGGTTTGAATACGACATTGTTCAGTACGCAGGAGCTTCAAATCGTTCACTATTTGCCATTGAGACAAAACGATGATTTACACAATTTATTCTGAATTCACCGGTCAAATACTTAAAGTTGTTCAGACCAGTAACATTCAAGAGCAACTAGAAGAAAACCAGCTGTATATTGAAGGTTTTTTTGACGACTCTACATACTACATTGACAACGGCTCGCCCGTAGAAATACCAGAGAAGTCTAGCCCGTATGCTAATTTTGACTACACAACAAAGCAGTGGGTTGTAAACAATACGCTTGCCCTTGTCGATGTTTCGCAAAAGCGACAAAAGCTCCTAGCCTCCTCAGACTGGACTCAAATGCCTGATGTATTGTTGGCTACTAAAACTGCATGGGCAACCTATCGACAAGAGCTGCGTGACATCACGGCACAATCCGGTTATCCTACAGAAATCATCTGGCCAACTCCACCGCAATAAGACATAATACGCACATGGCAGAACTTGTCTTTGACCAGAAAGATCGTATTGGCGCTTGGGTGGCTGAGCGTGTCGGTCAGAACGCAGACTGGGGAAGTTTCTACGCGCTCGGTGTCATGCAGGGTGACGAGGTTCTAGCCGGGGTAGTCATAAACAACTACAATGGATCAAACGCTACATGTCATATAGCCATCGCACGGCAGACGAAGCAAATAATTCCCCTCTTCGAGCAGGTGTGCAACTATGCATTTAACCACTGCCAGTTAAAAAGACTCACTGGTATGGTGCCCACAAATGAACCACATATCATAGAATTCGATAAGCATCTTGGGTTTGAAGAAGAGTTTGTAATGAAAGACGGCGCTCCCGGCGCTGATATGCAGATTTTGGTAATGCGGCCTGACACCTGTCGTTGGCTGCGCAAGGAGTAAATATGGGCGGAAAATCGTCAGCACCACCAGACTATTCGGCGATGGCGGCAGCCACGGAACGCGGTATTGCTACTGCAGAGCGTCTTGGCAATCGTCAAATGGACTTCGCACAACGTCAGTACGAGGAAATGAAACCTCTGGCTGAACGAGTCGCTAACCAACAAATGGCTGCTCAAGAAGAACTGATGCGACAGGGGCGCGATTACTACGACTACCAGAGGCAAACGTTCCGACCGTTGGAGCAAGGTCTTGTTGCACAAGCGCAACAGTACAACACCGAAGGTAACAGAGCCCAGCTTGCCGCTCAGGCTTCTGCTGATGCAGCTAACGCATTCCAATCTGCTCAGGGTGTAAGCAATCGTGAGATGGCTCGCCGCGGTATCAATGCCTCGTCTGGCGCTGCCCTGATGATGAGAAACCAGAACGCTCTAGGTCTTGCAGGGCTGACCGCCGGTGCAGCTACCAACGCTCGTCGTCAAGCTGAACAAACAGGTTTTGCTCGTAGCCTAGATGTTACTGGCTTAGGCCGAGGTCTCGCAGGTGCTTCTCTCGGTGCTTATGGTGGCGCTTCTGGGGCTGGTACTGCGGGTCTTGGCTCAGCAATGTCTGCCGGTAATCAGCGTAGTGCCGCGTTTGGCCAAGGTGCGGGCTATTCTCTGGCTGGAGCTCAAATGGGTCTCACAGGCCAAGGCAACATCCTTAACGCGCAGACAAGCGCATACAACACCGGCGTTAATGCGCAAGGTCAAATGTATGGCTCTATTCTGGGCGCAGGCGCTGCGTACTTCTCTGACCGACGCCTCAAAGAAAACATTGAAAATGTTGGCCGTGATGAGCGCACCATGTTGCCGCTCTATGAGTTTGAGTACATCGGTGGAACTGGCAAACGCTTCTTGGGTGTGATGGCCGACGATGTCGAGAAACGTTACCCTGAGATGGTGTTCACAATGCCCGACGGCTACAAAGCAGTTAACTACGCCGGTCTCGGCATCGAAATGTTGGAGGTTTGATATGGGATGGGCATCAGGTTTACAAGCGGGTCTTCAGTTAGGTAGAGCTTTTAAAGAAGGCCAAGAACGCCGTGCCATGGAGAAAATCCAAGGCGCTACTGCTAATGAGATACAAGATTACAGTACTGCAGGGACTCAGCAGATTCAAGGCTTGCAAGCCTCTGGTGCTTATGACGTTGAGGCTGTTCCTGCGGCTCCGGGCCAAGCCCCCACGCTTCGCTACACACCTAAACAAGGTTTGGATTTGCAGGGTGACATGCCCGCTCCAGCAGGAGCGTCTATCGACGTAGCTCCTCAGCGACTGACTGAGTTCCTTGGTCAACGCTATGAAGGTGGGTTAACACCGGAGCGTATGGAAACAATCCGCACTCGCGCTATGGCTAACGCCATGACTGACCCCGCACGTCGCCAACAAGCCCTCCTTGCTGTAACCGCTGAAGAGCGTGCACAAGCGGCAGAGAAACGTTCGCAGCTAGGATTTGAAACTCAGCAAGAAGCCGCTTTACTTACGATTGAAGAACAACGTCGCCTTAAAAAAGAACGTGACGATGCCGAAGACCGCCAAAAGCAGATGTCAAAAGCTTGGTCTGACCGGTTGACTATTAAAGACGCAGATGGCAACGTTACGGGCATGCGTCCTCCGAATGACGAGGACTTAATGTGGGCTGCGCAGAGCAATGCAAAAAATCTTGCTGCCGCTGGTAAAACAACAGAGGCTATGGGCGCGTATAAGGATTTTGTCGCTACAGCAGAAGCTCAGATTAAAAAGCAAAGTGCGGAGCGTACTGATGCTATTCGTATAGCTGCTGATAGAGTCAACAGAGGAGACTTTTCTGGTGCTAAAGATTTCTATGACAAGTTTGTACCAGACGGTGCCAAAGTCGCAGAATTTAAAGAAAACAAAGACGGCACAATCACCGTCAAACGTGTTGACCTGAACGGCAACGCCTTGCCAGATACCAAAACAACTAGGCAAGAACTTATTGAAGGTTTGGTAGCGTTTAACGATCCGTCTAAGCTAGTTGATTACGCGCAGAGATCGTTCATGAACAACATTCAGACCGAACAACTTAAGTTGCAAAGAAGGCAGACCGCAGCTTCAGAAGCCAATGTTAGGATATCGCAAGAAAACTTGCAGCTTACCAAGGAAAGAGAAGACCGTCTGGCTAAACCGATTCAGACTATGGTTGACGATCTCAAAGCTGCTGGTCTTGAGGTTAGCCAAGCCGATGTTAGAGCTTTGGCCAAGCTTGACAAACCTGAGAGCGCGGCAGTTAAAGCGCAAGTTGATGCCATTCTTAAAAGTATTGACCCGTTACAGCCCAAGTCGTTGGAAACTGCACAGGCGAAGATTACCGATGTGTACAAAGGCGTCGCGCTTCAAGACCGCAACAAAACAATTGTGCAAGGACTCGTTCGTGCCAAAAAAGACGGCAACGAAGAATCTGCCCTTGCTACTTTGCGTGATAACGGAATTGGTGAATCCACCATTGCTGGGTTGGCTAAAGAGGCGGGTATTACATACACAGCTCCTACTAAGGCACCGCAACCCGCTGCCGCAGCGAATGTAGCACCAACATCTGGTATCAACACATCTCGTACTGGTACTGGCGAAACTAATCCCTACGTTACCACCGCAGGGAAGCCAACTGGTTTAACTACTGGAGCGCCATCTGTTGTTTCACAGGTACTACCGCAAGTAGCACAAACAGTTGAAAATACTGTAGGAACAACCGCTACAGCAACGCGCTATTTACAGGGTAAAATTTCTCGTAACGAGTCGTTGACCCCAGCTGAGACTGCAAGGGCACGACAACTCGGCCTTATCAAATAATCGCAAGGTACCAAGCATGGACTACTTCAACGGCCTCTTCTCTGACAGCGAACCTAGGAAAAAGAAGGAGCAAGAAGTTGGTACCGCGGGGGCGGCGACCACTAACTACTTCGGTGGTTCAATTCTTCCAGACAGTTACTTTGCTAGCCAAGCACCCGCAGCTCCGCAGGAGCGAGTGAACACACCCGGCCTGATGTCTGACATCAAACGGGCTTCCGGCCAGTTTATTTCTGGTGCTGGCTCTGCCTTGCGTGACGTTGGTGCTGAGCAGTTAGGTAGTGGTATTGAGCAGTACGGCACTGGTATTGTCCGTCGTAACCCTAGCGAGATCAGTTCGTTTAGCGATGTCCTGTCACGTCCGTTCACAACAGCTCGTGAAGCTGTTGGCGAGGTAGCTCCACAAGTCGGTCTTGCTGTTGGTGGACAAGTTACTGGCCGTCTAGTTGGTGGCGCGTTGGGTATTCCGTTTGGCCCTGCTGGTATTGCAGTTGGTCAGCAAGTTGGTGGTTTCGTAGGCGGCTTGCTGCCTGCCGCTGTCCAGACATACGGCGGTATCCGTTCTGAGCAACGTGAAAAGGGCATCGATGAAAAAGGCCGCGCACTTGCAGTCACAATCCCTGCTGCCTTGCTTGAGCGTTTTGGCGGTGCGGAACGAGTTGCGTTAAGGGTTGCTGGAGAAGGCACAGAGTTCTTGGCTCGTGAGGCCGGTACAAATGCATACAAAGCTGCTGCTAAACAGTTTGCCCGTGGTGGTGTCGAAGAACTTATTACTGAGATTCCTCAGACTGCACTTGAACGTTATGGTGTAACTGGTGAAGCTGCGGACTTAACCAGTGCCGAAGCTATCGATCAATACGGTGTAGCTGGTGCTAAAGCATTCTTAGGTGGTGGTGCTATTCGCACCGGTTTGTCTGTTGCTGCAGGTACGCGCCAAGACCCAACCGTTACGATTCAACCTGACGGCACTATTACATCTAATCAACCATTGCCCGGTGCTGATGGCGAAGTCGACCTGACTAATCCAAACAACGTCATTACAACTCCTGAAGCTGCAGCTAAGAAGCTCGCAGAGTTTGACCCCTACGCCACGATCGCAGAGCGTGCGGCTGCTGGCCGTCCAATGTCCGCCGAAGAGGCAACGCAGTTCTTGTCTTCGTCTTTGGCCGCACAGAAAGCTGGTCAAGACTACATCGATCTAATGCAAAGCCGTGAGGAAACCCTTGGCCGTATCGGTCAAGTTGGTGAGCAGTATCAACGCATGATCGGTCGCCGTGGCGATCAGTTGCTTGGTATCCAAGAAACCGGTGACTTGGCTCGTCCCATAGTGTCACGTCTGCAAGACGAAACCCAGCAACAAGAAGCCCCATACATTGCAGCAGCTCAGGCTGGTGCGGGTACACAACAACTTCCCGGTATGGTACAGGGTGCTGGTACACAGGCTGATTACTCACGCATCATGAACCCCGATGTGATGGAGCCTGTTGAGCCACAAGGCTTTGAGCCTCTTGCACGTACTGATCTGCTCCCTGCTCAGCCAGCTCCGTTCAGCAACATGCGCTTGGACAGACCGGGCCCTCAAGAGTCGCTTACTGGGCCAACAAGCCAACTTTCCGATCGCCCCGTTGCACCCGCGCCTGCCCCCGCTTCTCCTCTGGGTGGTGTGACCACAGCCGCCCCTTTGCCTCCTGCGCCAGCCGCAGGGGGCGTTTCTTCTACTCCTGCTACGACTACTCAAGATGGCGCTCAAACCACTCAAGCCAAGCAAACAAAAACGAAAAAACAAAAAGCACCCATTGCCGTTGGATCAGTCGTAAAGGTTAACGACAAAGAGATCACACTCAGCCAAGAACAAGCTGATGCATGGAACAAGGCGCAGGAAGCTTATGATGGTAAAGCTCGCCGTGCTAGAGAGCTAACTAATTACCAAGAACGCGAAGGCGCTTTACGCGCTGCTGGTATGCAACTGTCTGCGGAACGCAGAAAAATTACTGGTGCTCTGACTGGTAAGGAACAGGAAGCTGCAAACCGTGTTGCTGCTAGACAAACTGCCGAGCAGAAAGCTCAAGACGATATGGGCTTGACCGCGGCGCTTCAGACCGCTAACCGCACTAACGTTGCAAATAACCCACTGCAGGCTGGCGTCGAAGGCGCTGATAAGAAACCTGTACCGGGCAAGACTTCATTAACCGTCAGCTCTCTACGCAACATTCGTGACGCGTTGTTGAACCCTTCCGCAACTGTTGAAGGTATCAGTGACAAAGAACAGCAGATCGCTGACGCTGTGCGGGCATTTGCCAAGTCTTATTACAAGTTCAGCAACGCTGGCGGCAACATGCTTCGTGGTGTGCCAACAGAGACCCCAGTTCTGGATGAAAACGGTAGAGTGGTTAAAGAAGATGGAGAGACCGTGTACAAGCCAACAAAGTTGGCTGGTCAAACTCCTGCCGAACAACGTGGGCAGATCAAAGCTAAGACCGGCAAGCGCGTAAAGACTACGCTAGACCAACTCGAACAAACACGTCAAGCCCTCGCAGGGCTGGGCGAAGCCGTTGGTGGGAACGCCAAGGATGTCGAAGCTATCGTCAAGCTCGTCAAAGATATGGTGCAGCAGAAGTTGCATACTCAATTTAACGACGAGGGTATGAACGAAGACTTCGGCCAAAAAGCAACAGAGCGCAAAGATGGTAGAGACCCAACTGATGTGGCATTTGAAAAAATGGACACCATGCTGTCGCAAGGGTGGAGAGCTGCCAAAGACAATATGTTCCAAGGTGAATCCGATGCTGCCTTTGTTCGTCAGACACCAATTAGAAACTCTGCAGAAGCCACGGCCGCAGGCGTAGAACAAACGCCGCTAGAAGAAGCCGCCCAAGGAACCACTACGTTTGGTAGCGGTAGACCCGCAACTGGTATCTTAGGCGTGCTTCGCTATATTAGAAATAGTGGTACGCCTTTCGAAAGAACTATCGCCAAAGGTGTGTTTGAGTCTTTATACGACAGCGACACCGCGCCTAAGCTTGAGTTTATTACTGAGGGTAAACCCTACTACGACCCTAAGACCAACACAGTCTATATCCAACGCGATGCGTCTGCGGCGGTTACATTGCACGAAGCGTTGCATGCTGCATTGCAGTGGTATGTTTATCAGAACCCAGATGCACCAGAAGTTCGTGCGCTGAAAGCTTCTCTTAAGCAGGTCGTTAACTTTAAAGGCCAATTGAGCCCTGACGCCAAGCGCGTGCAGGACGTACTTAAGACGCTGATGAAGGACAAGAAGGAACTCGACGCTGTTCTGGAATTGATTTCCTACGGCAACACACTTAACGACTTCCGTCGCGCACTGGAAGCTATGGACAGCACCGAGGCTCCCAAGTCTTTCTACAACGCGGCTAGCAACATCTGGCAAGCAATTCTGACGACTGTGCAGAAGCTCGTTGGTGTTCGTACCTCCGTTGCCGCCGATGTGATCGGCAACACATTTAAGCTGCTTGAAGCCGCTGGTGCTGGTAAGAAGGGTGCGGCCGTTGGTAATATTCTAAAAGCTGAGGTAGAAACTACAGGTACGCCACAGAAGAAAGTAACCGCGCTTGATCTCCGTGTGTACAACAAGAAGGTTGCACCTGCGGCCCTGAGCACTAAGTTTGTCTTTGATCTAGTTGGCTGGCAACGTGGCGCTGCAAAAGTAAGTGAACTGTCTACCAAGCTAGCAGACAAAATTCGTAAGGACTTCCCAACTACTGAAAGGTACATCACCTATTTGAACTCTACGTTTGGTGCAAACGCCCCAACCATTGACGCGATGCGCGACTACAAGGTAGACAAGAATACTGGCTACCAACGCATGGAACAGCTCGCCAACTTCGTAGAATCACGTAGCGCAGAAGAAGCCAACGCATTGTTCGACTACTTAGACGGCAACGAAAAAGCATTGGACAAATTTGCAGATGCGGACAAGATTAAAGAAATCGCGGATTCCGTCGCCAAGAGTATGGCGCTGTACATTTCGCAGTTGCCGAAAAAAGACCAAGACTATTTCAAGGGGACTAAGTTCTCTGAATCGTTGCTGTTTGCAGGTAACACCAATCAAGTTGCTAGCCACACATTCGGTGCACGTAAACTCAGTGAGATTATTGGATTGCAACATCGGTTCGAAGAAACAATCGATGGCTTCCAACACTGGATGGGCAAAGACGCAAACGGTGACGTCGACATAACTGGCCCGTTCTACCAAGTGTTCGGCCCTAATATTAAAGACCCTGCTGGCCCCAAAGTGCCGCAAGGTTACATGTCGATCAAGGAATTTAATGCTAACGGTAACCCCGTAGGTTTTACTGTTGACCCATCGCGTCAATGGCGCATCTCTGGCAAGAAGGGTGAAGGCTACAAGTTCACATCCAACATGACTGCCAAGCAGGCTATTCTCGAGAAGAAGGTTACCTCGCTTGGCAACGCTATGCGTAACACCATGGCCGCGCTTGCAAACAACTACGCGTCACGCAACTTCTCTAAAGCCGCTGCACAGATCGGTTACGAAGACGGCAAGCCAACAGCTCTGAGCGTAGCCTTTACTTCTGTTGCTGACATCAAGAAAGTGTTCGGAGCCGCACCGGAGGAAAGCCAAATCCTAAATATTTCAAAGGACGAAGCTAGATCACCGCAGATTGCTGACTTGTATCGTAACTCCAACACATGGGTTCGAATTCCTAGTGTAGATGCTTACGGCGACTTGGCAGGAAAGCTTATGCCCGGCCCTGTGTGGAGTGCTATGACCGATATGGCGGATCGCAAGCCGCTGGTGTCGTTCCGTGCATACAACGCCCTTATGCGTTGGTTCAAAAAGTCGAAGACTGTTTATAACCCCGGAACCCACATTACAAACATCGCATCCAACGTTACGTTGGCGATGATGCACGACATCCCTGTCAGCACAATTGGTTCCGCGGCTAAGTTGTTCGCCAAGTACGAGCTTAACCCCAAAGACCTTAACAAGACTGAACTGGCAATCATGTCTCAGTTCATGAACTCAGGTGCGATGCTTGGCGACTACTCCAGTGCCGAAGTTAAAGAAGCCATCTACAAGGCATGGAGTGAGAACCTTTCACAGCCAACTGATACGTCACTGATGCAACGTCTGAAGATGTTCACAGGTTATGAGAAGTCCAAGGCTGAGAAGGGCGTCAAACTGGCTGCCAAGCTAGGAAACAAAGCCGACAACATCGCTACAGAGTTGTATGCCGCAGAAGATAACGTGTTCCGCCTTGCAGCCTTTATGAAGAAGGTGGGCGAACTGCAAGAGAAGAACGGTGAAACCACACCTTCTGCTGAGACGTTTAAAAACAGCGGGAACTTTGCTCGCGAGGCATTCCTCGACTACGACATTGACTCTAAAGCTGTACGTCTTGCACGTCAATCATTCCTGCCGTTCGTGTCTTGGTTGTATGCGATTACCCCAGTGATGGGCCGTATTGCAATGCACCAGCCTTGGAAGATTGCGAACGTGATGATGGTGTACTACCTCATTGACGCAGCCATGGCTTCCGCCGCCGGTGATGACGACGAGGAACTACGTAAGAGGGGCCCTGAATACGTTCGTGAGCGTATGTTCGGAATTGGCCCTTACATGCATATTCGCATTCCATTTATGGGTGATGACAACAATCCTGTGTATTACCGCCTTGGTGACTACATGCCTATGGCTTCCGCCGCAAAGGGTTTGCCAAATGGATTCATGGGTCAGTCATGGTTCCCCGGCTCGTTGACACCTAGTGGCCCGCTTATTTCTGCAGTTGCTGGCATGGTTCTTGGTGTAGACCCTTACACAGGCAAGTCGATTCATAAGCCTACAGACTCTGACTGGGACAAGCTAGGTAACGTAGGTAAGTTTGCGTACGACATTGTCACCCCACCTGCAATAAGTAGTAGGCAGTTGCAGTCAATTAGTGATATTCTTGCTGACAAGACAGGCCCAACTGGAACTCCTGTTAGCGACCTTGCAATCGCTCGCACATTCGGTCTTAAGTTGTATGAGTTCAACGTCGATGAAGCGGCGTACTACCGCAGCTTAGAGATTCGCAAACTGCAACGTGACTATAAAGCCGCAATGACAAAGGCCGCCCGCGATGAGTACCGCAGAGGTTACCCAGACCCTGCCGCGCTAGAGAAAGAATTGGGTGACTTGCGTGAGCGTATGATGGAAGCTATCGACAAAGCGAAAGGGGAAGAGTAATGGCTAAGACACCAGCATGGCAACGTAAAGAGGGCAAGTCCGAAAAGGGCGGGCTCAATGCTAAGGGGCGTGCCTCTTACAACAAAGCAAATCCCGGCAAGCCGGGACTCAAGGCTCCTCAACCAGAGGGTGGCCCACGACGTGACTCGTTCTGTGCCCGCATGGAGGGCATGAAGAAAAAGCTCACAAGCGAGAAGACGGCTAAAGACCCGAACTCCCGCATCAATAAATCACTGCGTGCATGGAACTGCTGACATGGCTACCAAATCTAAATCCACAGTCAATGCAGCTGGCAACTACACCAAGCCAACACTTCGCAAGAAGATTGTGGCTCAAGTAAAAGCCGCAGCTACGCAAGGCACTGGTGCAGGTCAATGGTCTGCCCGTAAAGCACAACTCGTTGCCAAGAAGTACAAGGCAGCCGGTGGGGGGTACAGAGATTGAAAGCCTCTCAGAAATCACTTAAAGACTGGACAGACCAGAAGTGGCGTACCAAGTCAGGCAAGCCATCCAGTAAAACTGGTGAACGCTATTTACCTGAAGCTGCTATAAAATCATTGAGTCCTGCTGAGTACGCAGCAACGACACGGGCCAAGCGTGCAGGTAAAGCGCAAGGCAAACAGTTTGTAGCTCAACCCAAAAAGATTGCTGCAAAAACCGCGAACTTTCGCTAACCCTTGACTGGAGATTACTATGTACGGTAAAAAGATGAATCCATTTGGCAAAGGCGAGTCCAAAGCCATGGAAGCTAAAGAGAAGAAGATGGCTCCTTCCAAAAAGGCTTACGCCGCTATGGAGAAGAAGCACGAAGGTAAGAAATCAACCTCTAAGATGAAGTGAGAATACCATGAGAGAAATGCCAATGCGCGGTGGCCGCACAGCCACAAACAAAGCTAAGAAGCCTGCACCATTCAAACCATGTGCTGGTTGTCCTACCCCCGCCAAGTGCGCCAAGATGGGTGCCTGTGCAATGAAGGGTAAGAAGTAATGCCGTTCACATCGGACAAGCAAGCCCGCACTATGCGGGCCGCTGCGCACAACCCAAGCTTTGCCAAGAAGCTAGGTATTGAAGTCAAAGCTGCCAAGAAGATGGTAGCCCATGACAAAGTCAAGGGCGCTAAGCCCAAGGCCAAGAAGTAATTACTTCATCCCTGCTGAACGTGTTCGTGCAAACGAACGATTCGCAGACTTAGGAACTGCGCGGAGGTTACCTCCGCCATTTCCACCGCCCTTTGCCATGGGCTTCTTATGATCCACGTCGAGGCCATCGCCCTTGCGGACGATGCCTTTCTTTTCCATATGCCGACGTGCCGCGTTGCGGTCAGCTCGGTTAGCGATCTGTTCAGGTTTGCCTTGGTAGTTGGCGTACTCTTTTTTGTAGTCACGTGGCATGATGTTGTCCTCACAAAAGATTGCTTATTGTCCCACAGCCGCGCCATTTAGAACAGCCAGTAACACAGGGCTTTGTTCCCTAGAGGATGTGCCGGTTAGCGTAGACACAAAACGAGGGTGGTTCAGGTTTACGATCAGGCAGTGTGTCTGGCCGGGGCTCCTGTCCCTGCATCCTTTAAACATTGTCACGCGGTCGCGTTTGGCGATCAGTGCACCGTTGGACTCAAGCTCCCGCTCAACTCGATCCATGCTGTCCTTCGTACGGTTTAGCCATGCCTTGAACAACGTCGAGTTTATTGAAATCACACTTCCCGGCATCACTGGGTTGTTCGAGTCATAGACCACCTTCACGCGTGCTACGGCTTTCTCTGGGGCAGGTTGTGTGACCTGTTCTTTACCTGTGCCGTATACCTCTGTGCAATGCACTAAGCGGTCGTTGTGCTCCATGATGTACTGGCCGATGGTGTCGAACACATCTGACTTATTCTCAATAGCTGCCCTACGAGTCTGCTTAACACGGTCAATCATGTACTCAATAGTCTGCTTAACATCGAATGGGAACATACCCAAGGCTTGGCCAATGCGTCCCATGCCCCATGATGCAATGAGTAGCGTTCTATAGAAGCGCTCTTGCGGCTCAAACACAAAGCCGAACGTTTTATTAAATGATGCCTCAGACCAATTCCACACAGCTTCTGGGCCGCCCTTGTCGATCACAACTTGCACAAGCTCAGGGAAAGCCCAACCGTTGTTCTTCTCTAGTAGCGCGTAGAAATCGTAACCATTGCTACGCCCATCCTCGCGGGTAGCGACAAATTCTCTGTCGTCCTGAATGAACTCCAAGCAACGAGCTTTCAGTGGGTCATTGCCCGACTGCGCGTTCTCAAACTTCTGGTACATTGAAATGTTGGACGTCACATGAGTAGGCCCGCACCACTTAGCAGGCTCGCGCAACTCGCGCTCTTTCGTCATTGAAATCTTCTCACGACCAGAGCTCAGTGTGTAACCAATGTCGGCCATGTCACGGTCGTCAGATGCAGTCATCTCATCGATACAGCATGGCAAGTTGTTCAGCACGCCACGCATCTTGTACAGCGCGTTGGCTGTGTCCTTTTGGCTAAGGAACAATTCCTTGGGGTAACCGATCAAACTGTTAACACCGATGATGGACAATGATTTGCCGGTGGTTGTCTCGTGCGAATAGATCGACACGATGGCTGTTGCATTACCTGCTACAGGGCCAAGGATGCCTACTGTACCCGTCAGGATTGATGCACGGATGTTGTCTGTACCGGGAAGGGTAAGCATCTCCATGGCACGCACCCACTCAGAGCGTTCACCATGCGGGCCAATGAGCTTGGAGAAATTGGCGGCGGGCCCACGCAGACGTGTGTCTACTGTGCCAGTTGGAGAGCCGAGCACTGTCTGCCCGCACATGAACGAGCCGTCCTCTTGCCAACCAAAGTTGACGAAATCCAAACCTGTGGGCGCTTGTTGTTGCACCATAGATAAATAGTCCATTAAATAACTCCTTACTTTTTCTTGCTGTCCAGCATTTTTAATATAAATTTGTTGGTTCAATAAAAATCCTGAGAAGTCCTTGCCGATCGTCGCAAGCACAGTGATCTCGTGTTCTGTTTCTTTCCACCCAGTCATCGGGTATTTGGTCAGCATCTTGAACGCTGACTTCTTACTCTCTGGGTCGTGGTACACACCCGTGATGTGCATCTCGTAGGGGCTGACGTGGTCAAACTCAATTACTTCTTGCGCGACTTCATTGCCGTTTGCATCGGTCGTCGTGATCTCAGTCTTGACCTCGCGCATGATGTTGTTGTTCTGAATCGCGTAGCCCTTGGGCAGTGTGAACGTGAATTCTTCACCTGCATCAGTAACAATCTCAGTCTCAGTCGCAACGGACAACTGCGCAGGGCTTGTAATGTTTCCACGGCTCGGGCATCCCTCGCAACCCTTGGAGCACAGCTGCTCGAACTTAGCGCATGTGGTTGGCCCTGTACCATTCCAACCATCGAGCTTGGCCATGCTTGCATCGAGATCAAAGTCAGGGTGCTTACCTGCAATCTTGATGACAGCTTCTTTGACATCGGTACAGTGTTTGGCTAAGCCTAGCGAAGCACGCCATAATGGCTCAGGTACATCGCGACCAGCGGCATCGAGAACGCCGCCAGAATCAACAAGAGCTTTGACTTGGTTGCATCGGCTTGCAACTGCGTCGAGGTTGACATCATTTGAGTTGAGCACTGCATCGAGTATTGATGACTTCCCACCCTTGCGTGATGCAGTTGCTTTCTTTGCGACAGGCCCTTTATTGAACCAAGGCTTAAGGATCGTGAAGAGCGAAGCTGCATCGTAGTCTGGGCAGTCCGCAACACACTTGACTTCCTTCCATGGCTGTTGCTTCTTATGATGCGTGCCGACGGGACGGAGCACCATAGATGGGTCGTGAATCTTTGATGTGTCAATTACAACTCCCTGTTCTTCTAATGCAATGCGAAATGCAATGGAGGCTTTCTCCCAGTGTTCCCTACTCACAGCCTGTGTCAGTGGCCAATACAAGTGCACGCCGTTGCCGGATGAAATCACCATCGGGTCTGGCATACCAATAGCCGCAAGCGCAGGCATCATCGCCTTCATACCTTCCGCCTTAGTGGCGTAAGGTGTCTTACTGCCAATATCCAAATCGAGGGCCAGTGCTTTGAACCAAGTGGCTTGCACTTGTTTACGTTCGATCTTTTCACGACCATCCGGTCGAGCTACTCTGTTGTTTGCAAACGCACCAACAGAAAAATAAATTGTGGTCTCAGGTTCAGCATCCCACATTGAAATGTTGGCAACAGCTTCGTCGATATCTGAGAACGATCCGCGGTTCCAACCGAACCCTCTTGGGTTTTGGCCTGTGTGGTCAGGCTTGTGTGCCATGATGACGACTTCGTCACGTTGGGCAAATATACGAGTAAGAAAGTTTTTTGTGTCCAAGACATGCCCCTAGATGAAAAACCCCGGCGTTACCCGGGGAGCGATTTACGTTTTTATTTTATTACTCGTCGAACAAACTGTCGAGCTTTGCCGCTAATTCATCCGACGCTTTTACTGGAGCGACGACTGGTTTTGCCGTTGTGGTTTTCTGTGGAACACCATGAGACACCGTTTCGTCTTCGTATGCATCATCGACTTGTTGTACGGGTGCAACAGGTGCCGCAATACTTTGCTTCGCTGTTGGTGCCGCAATAGCAGGCCCTGCCGCTTGAGGAGCGAGCTGACGTGTAGCTACTTTAACAGAATCACTTGCCAACAAAGTGTCGACGCGAGAAATTGCTTTCTCAGGCACGTAACCTTTTTGTTTGAACGTGATCTTGGGGAAGCTAGCTTGGTCGTCGAAGCCCAACTCAGTGATGACTTCTTCAGGGCCAATGCCGTAGTTGCCCAAGTCCTTGAAGTACTCACGCAAAGCTTTCATGCCGCTGACAGGCACAGTCAGGCTGTAGACCTTTGATGGATCAGCCGCGGCCACCACTGCCAAGTGACGTTGATCCGCACACATCTTTGACTTTGCACCAGAGGGCAGAATCTTAGAGCCAAGCACATTGTTCGGGCAGTCAGCGCAACCACTGTGCACGGGAGCCTCAACGCTAGCATCAGGCTTGAGACCATCATTCGACCAACAATCTGGACGGACATTCTCTGCCGATGCATCGAACGCTTTAGCGTAGAACACCTTGGAGACCCTAGGGTTTGCACCTACGATGATGGTGTCCAGTGTGACGCCAACTGTGGTTTCAACACCGTCTTCGCTCAAGCGGTAACGCCCTGCACGAATGCTGATACGGGGGATACCACCGCCATTGTCACTGCCGACGATGGCAGAAGCAACTGTTGACTTAACGCCTGCTTGTTGACGGGCGGCGATACGGGCTGCAATGTGTGCAGGTACTGTTTGAATGTTGCTCATGAGGTTACTCCTGTTATTGAGCTTTGGGGGGGACGCATGGCATGAACCACTGCGCGGAAAAGGTAATCTTTAATTTGTTGCTCTTTAGGTAGATCAGCAAATGGTTTGATGCAGGGATGGATTTTTAGCACTGGGTCTTTAGCCAACCCATACTCCCAACCATCTGCAATCTTCTGAGCCATCCAACTTTCGTGGCTAGCTTCAGGGCCAACGTCGTTGTGGGTATGCAGGTCTACGCCTAGCAAGGCGCTTTCCTTTTGCCACTCTGGCGCGTCTTCCCATGAAGGTTGGCTGTCATCGCCAATAGCTTGGCAATATGCGCGGTTCACCTCATGGCATACACGTGCTGTGTGCGTCATGTACGCGAGGACTAAGTCGTCGTCATTCATTAAGTTATTCCTTTGATTGAGCTTTACGTAGATTAAATACGCGGGTTGATGAGAAGTTGACACCGGGGGGTGGAGCACCATTGGCTTCAATGAAACTCTTAACTCCCAGTTTCGATGCGCGGGCTTCTACCATGTCCCACGAATCGTTTTCCTTGCAATACGCAAAGAACTCTTCACGCGACGCAACGGTCGCGGTATGGTGTGTCGACCAGTAGGCCGTACCAAAATTTGTCTTGACAGACTCGAGACCATCTTCCTGCGCTTTAGCAGTCATCCAGTTCTCTACAGCAACAAGCTTTTCCATAAGCTTGGCCTTAGCGGCTTTGTGCTCACGCTCGAGGGCGTCAATAGCACCGCGTACTTGCAGATATTTCTCTGCGGCTAATTCATAGTTCATAAGTAAATCCTAACTGTTTAACTAATCGTCACTGTTGATGCCTTGCACCAAATTCAAAAACTCCGCCAATGTGTTCTGCTTTGCGCGGAGTCGGCGGTATAACTCTGCTTCAAAGCCTGTGGCCCAGATGTGCCATACAGTCGTCTTGCCAGTTGTTGTCAACCGGCGAATCCTTGCATTGGCTTGCTCATACTGTTCAAGTGAATAAATTGGAGCAAACCAAACAATATCTTTCGCACGTGTCAATGTCAATCCATGTGCCGCCACTTTCGGGTGAGCCAACAAAATCTGTGGCCTGTCCGTGTGTTGGAAGTCGTTGAAGATTTGATTGCGGTCGTTCTTGCTAACGTCGCCGTGAACCGATGCAACATCGAATCCATCAGCAGTTAGCTTCGCCTGCAACTCATCTTGTACGCCTCTCAGCGGAACAAATATGATGACCTTGTCACCAATCTCGTTAAGTAGTTCAGTAAGTGTATTATACCTCAACGAGCCATCGATTGCAATCTTACCGGTCTCGCTGTATACGACACCGCAGCTTATTTGCAACATCTTACTCAGCACAACCGCCGCATTCGCAGCAGTCACTTCACCCGCCGCAAACACAGTCACGGCTTTGTCTTTCATTTCCTTAAACGCTTTTTGTTGTTGAGGTGTTAGCTCTGTCTTGCGACCAACGAAGTTAGTGTCAGGTAAATCCTTGCACTCGTCAAGCGAAAAACGAATCGATGGTTGCAAAACTTTCTTACATGTCTCAAGCGCATCTTGTCGTGGTGTCCACTTAAACGTTGTCACCTTTTGCATCACCATGTCTTTGAACGTCGTGAAGCTCTTAGGGCAAGTGGGCGAATCAACAAGTCGTGCGAGTGTCCATGCATCAGCAGGTGTCTGTGAGATCGGTGTACCCGTGAGCATCCACAGCCATGGCTTATGCGTCTGCATCCACTTAGCAAAAATCTTGTATCGTTGTGAGCTCGGTGACTTCAGTGCTGTGGCCTCGTCGTAAATTACTACGTCGAACCCTTTCAAGTCTGCGGCCATGTTACTAAAGCCATCGTGGTTAATGATGAAGTACTGCACACCGGGCTTCTCTAGCAGTTGCTTGCGCTTCTCCTTCGTACCAGTGACGATCGAAAACATGCGATGCGGCAAGTGGTGCTTGAGCTCCCTCCCCCATACAACAGTTAGCGTCGACAACGGCGCGACGATCAGAATCTTTTTCGCAACGCCTTCATCAAGCAAGAAGTCCGCGGCCCAGATCGAGCTGATGGACTTGCCAGTACCCGGTGCGTTAAGGCATAGGGCACGCTTGTGTGTTGTGAGAAAGGCGGCAGTGTCCTTCTGGTGATCCATCGGTGTAAACCGAGCAGGCCAGTTGTAGTAATGCATGATGGGAGCTGGAACACTAAAGCCCAAGTTCTTCAACACGATTGACTCGTCCACACCATACGGCACAGCAAGCATCGACTCACCATCATGGTTGAATTGCTTGGCGTGCGGCATCACAGACTGCACAGTGGCATTCTCATTGCTGTTAATGATGATCTTACGTTTGTCAGGTATTACAAGCATGTCAGTGCGACCCAAGCTTTGAACTCAATTTCCCACACATCAACAGAAGTCTCGCGAACGATCCATACTTTCCCACCGCTGTTCAATATCGCGCTGATCTCTTTGTCTTGGTGGGCTGTAGTAGTGCCTTTACCGAACTTGGTTTCAACAGCAAAAAAATGACCATCAACATGGCCCACAAAGTCAGGCACACCAGACCGACCAAAGCCATTAGCAGATGGCATAAACCACCAACATTTCTCAGTAGCCTTGAGTACATCTTTGACAATCTTTTTAACATCGCCTTCATTCTTCATTTAGTTAACCTCTGTAGTGGTTGCTACAAGTTTGTCGATACCCATTTAGTATCGGAAACCCACACGTCGCTTGTTGATTGCAATTTGGCTCATCGCATGCCAACACCAATGACTGATCTCGACAATCTGGGCATGCGTACAACATGTCCCCTTCATTGAATGGATCGGGGGCAGATAACATATTTTCCTCAAGCCCTAGCCATCTACAGTGTCGGTTTTCACAGACATACTTTTTCATCGTTTACCTTTCAGTCGTGCGTCAGGGCAAATGTCTTTTGCCGCGCACCATGGGCATAAGCCCGAGGGTTTTGTTTTGAATACACCGAGCTCGATTGTGTCTTGCACCTTGGTAAACCTAGGCTTCAGTGCCCGCCACATGGAGTCTAAGAACCTGCGCTCATACGTCGCGTTTGTTGTCTCGTTGAACTTGAGCCAGATGAATGACGTCTTAACCTTGGTAACTTCAGGGTAGTGCCAGAACACCATGGCCGCAAACAACTGCAACTGTGTTGGGTTGTCCTTCACTTTGCCAGTCTTGTAGTCAAGGCAGTATGCAGTGTCACCATCCACAACGAGTACGTCAGCGATCGATCTGATCCACACATCTTTAGCAAACCAGTCGACGGGTTGCAGGTCTGCATTGACAGCCATTTGATGCTCGAACAATTTCTCGCCCGGTCGTTTCATGATGACATCGACAACGCTACCCCACTGATCGAGTGTGCTACGTCCTTCACTGGACAATGAATCTAGATCAAGCACACCACGGCCTTTAGCCTCTAGCAACTTGTGAACACGGTCACCATATTCGGATGCCTCGTTCGATGTGTTGAGTACGCGTTTGGATACGTACAAGTAATCGAACTGGGCCTCGCATGTTTCAAAGGTTGATAAACGACTAAACGACAGTGGCATTGGTTGTGACATAAGTTTCCTATTTAGCGTCCCCATACGAAGGGCCAATGCCCGTCTCACAAGATACGGGGATGCTCCGGCACCACTTGGGTGTCAGGGACAGGCACTCTTCCATATAGGCACGAGCTTCAGTAAGTTCTTCGTTTGGCACCACGCAGACTGCTTCGTCATGGACTGACAGCTTCACGGGGTACCGTTGGTTGATACGTGCAGTTTGCCACATAACGATCCGCATTGCAGCATGTTGTGATAAATTTTCTACAACTTTCGGGCCGAAGATACGCACCCGTTGTTTTCCCATCAGGTACGACCATTCCTTGCCGTCGAACTTCAGGTCGTGATACATAACGCCGGGCTCACCGGGGCGGCCAAAGCCATCCTTCTGCGTGATAAACCATCCGTTGACGTCCACGTTCAGCATACTGCAACCATTGGCGATGTCGGGCAGGATCAATTGCTGACAACGACCCCACAGGTCAACAACCTTGTGGTGCACAGAGCGGTACAGATTCACAATGTCGTACGCACGGTTCAGGTCAATGGCTTGCACAGACGGATCGCTACGCGCCGCGATACGCACCATCTCTTGGAATCGCTGAGCACCGGCACCGTACTGTAGACCAAGCATAGCGGTCTTACCTAGGAAACGTTCAGCCTTGTCAGCCTTGGTGATGTTGCGGCCAAAGAGCTTAGATGCGAAGTCGCAGTACAAGTCAACACCATTGGCCAACTTATCTACCACGTCATCTTGTCCGGCCAAAGCCATCACAGTGCGAAGCTCGATGTTGGACGAGTCACCGACGAGCACAGTGTGTCCCTCGGGAGCAAGCAAGGCGTTACGTAGACCCGCAGACGGGCCACGCGCAGGGATGTTCTGCCAGTTGATGCTGTTGCCGCCTGAGTACCGGCCAGTGGTCTTAGCGCCCCAGAAGTTGAGGTACACCGGAAGTGGGCCACGCTTTGCAGTATCCACGAACTTGAGCGCACGAGTCTCAGCGATGGTTGTTTTAACACCAAGGCGTGCGGCGACAAGCGCCTGCACGTTGGAGTTCTCATGGTCGAGCAAGTCAGTGAAATCCTTGTCACTCTTAGCGAACGCAAACGTTTCCTTGCCTGTCGTAGCACTGATCTTTTTGGGGGCGGGCACACCGAGCAGCTCGAGCTGTTCAGCGAACTTGTCATTGGACATCAGCGTTTCCTTGCCAACAACCAGTGAGCGCATCAGTGCTTCCTTGCGGGCTACCTCGTCCCTGTACAACTGCTCCATCTTTGGCACGTCACCAACGAGCAAGGGCTCAGTAAACATACGCACAGTCATGTCGATCAGGCGGGCTTCCAGTGGCGGCGTGAATGCATCCATCTTCTCACCCATCGCACGGCATAGCCACGTGTCATGCTTGCAATAATCTGCATACGCCTCTAATCCCATGGGATTAAAGTCGGCACGACGCATGCCCATTGCTTTAATTACTTCAGTGCCTTTGTCAGGGAATCCGAAGAATTTAGTTAAGTTAGCAAGTGAGTGTGAAGTTAAGTAAGGGTAGAGCATGCGGGCTTGTGAGAGTGTGTCCATCCACAGCCGCGGTCGTATCCCGAGTCGTTGCGTCAGCGCGTAGCCGTCGAACAAAGTGTTGTGGCACCGCACAGCAGAGTTAGCCCAGTCGAAGTTGGAGTGCATCCACCCAGCGATCTCGCCTTCGTCACCACTGAACCACACGGGCGGCTCCGCGTTGCGTGCAACACAAACGCCGATGAATTCAAAGCGATCATCCATGATGTACGCATCAGTCTGCATCTTTGACAAACTGAATTGTGCATCGTAGTACGTTTCAATATCTACAGTAAGTATGTCCATTAGGGATTCCATTCGAGCAACGTCGCCGCAACTCTGTTAGTTAGTAAGTCAGTAATTTCTTTGAGGTCACTTGCGACGTGTTGCCTGTTACCAACTTGAATTATATAGCCGTTCTCAACTTGCTTAACAATGATGTTAAGCATCCTCTCTGATGTCACCTCGTATGGGTAAGAATTCATGAGCGCGTTACGTTGTTGCACTGCGTTCCATGCTTGCTGATTGTGGGTAAGTTGCGATGGTGAGGCTATACCTGTTGCGATGTTGCTGTTGTTCGCAATAGCTCCTTGTGCACCAGAGCCCATGAGTGATCCTAGTAATGACATGATTCGTTTCGCTTTCTTAGTTAGTCGCCACATAGTTAGTCGCCAGTGGATTGGCATTTTGGTTTCCTTGGGTTAACGATTTTCTCAAGCACACGCTTGAGTATTTGCACGTGCATGATGTTGTCTTTGTTACGAACAATTGCGCGACGCACGATGGCCGCACAACGCTTACGTTCTTCTGCAGTGTCAACGAGGGTCATGACTGCTCCTTCTCAGCCAAAATACAGCAAGCACCAAGCCATGACATTACACTAAGCAAACATATTGGCCAGTACAACCATGCATCCAAAAACTCGAATGCTGCTGAAACGACAAACGGCAAAATAATGACATACAGATAAGCTCTTCGTTTCCTTGTCATAGCGGCACGCTCCCAAGTTGTTTCAATGCGGCTTGCAGTCCTGCAAGGCCACCGACGCGTTGGTCATTAAAAAATATCTGTGGCATCTGACGTGCATCGGGGAACTCAGCAAGTAAGTTCTTCAGGCGGTCACCTACCTCAACGTCAACTTCTGAGTACTTCAAACCAAAGTGCTCTAGCACCATCTTCGCTGTCACGCAGTTCGGGCAGTTAGCCTTTGTGTACATTGTTATGTTGATGTTGTTCATTTCTTCATATTCCTAATTTCTTGAGCGCACATACGCCCAGTCCAAGTTGGGTGTTCATCAATTGCCTTTGCCACTTCCTCTAATACTTGGTTGCGCTGTGATGGAGAAACAAAAATATCAAAGTGATACGGCTGTCCCTTCATGGTGTTCTCACGTTCAATGCGTTCGAACTCATCGTCTTCGTCAGTATGGATCATGCTTGCTCCCTCGCTTTCAGCATTGCGTCTGCTATCCGATAAGCGATTTCTGCAACATGTTCATTACTGTATTCGCCAACAATTTCAGCCGTTAATAAGCCTGTCATAGCTTTAGCCGCAAAGTAGTCACGCAAGGTCATGCCTTGGCTTTTAGCAACTGATAGAGACCCAACAACACGGTCATTGCTTTGTGGAAATGCTAGTTCATTCATATAGGTGCATCCTCGTAGTTGTCTATGTTGAATGGCAGTTTGTACAGGGGTTCGTGTTCAGGCGGTTTGTTTGGGAACGGCCACGTTACAGCATCGCGCTTGTTATTGTCAGGTACACAAACGCCCAAAAGGTGGCTAGGCATATCGCTATCCATATAAAAATCTCCTTGTTGCTCATTTTTTAGTCTCCACAATAGATCGCATCTTGCGTTGACGAAACTCTTCCTTCACAAGTTCAACGGCTTTGTCCATGTCCTTGATCGTGATTAAGTCCATCTGTGCATCGTGCAGTTCCATCACCAAGTTAAGCGCGTTCATCTCAGTTGACTTCAAAAT